TAAATATGGTCAATCACGAATACACTTTCGAAAAAATAGTATCAATTATTAATGAGCATTCAAATAAAATTCAGAGTTGATTCTTGGGCTTAGAATTAACTCTGAAAAATTTGTCATATTATGACGTATACACTTTGTAGACAAGCTAGATATTTTGAGTTATATTGAGAATTGAGAACCTAATGTGATAAATTCGTTAGACTGGACGTGATTACACAATGTATGAGGAGAACGTCGAATGGATTTTTAACCAAGATGTGAGGGAAAAGAAAAGAACCGGAAATGGAATTCACGGTAGAGCTGCTAGACTAAGGAAACATGAATCTGTCAAAATGCCCTCTGAGCAAGAACCAGATAAATTTCAAAGACGACTCATATTGGGTGCTGGCCCATGCTTCGTAACATCATTGAAGGGAATGATCTTAATGGAATGGATGGACAAGATCGAGAACGGCGAATGGATCTCAATTGAACAACTCAAAGATTTACCTTTTGACGATGGTCAAAAAATTTATGCTCGAATAAGAACTCTCCACACAACTGCAGAAATGTACAAAGGCTTTGGGTGTTCTTCTGCCCAAATTTCAGAACTATCTTGGCATTTTCAAGTTGCAAGATCAGGTAAGACAATAGTCGTCGGAGAACCAGCATTAGAGATTCTGCGCGGATTTACTGAGCACAGACAAAACCAAGCAGAACAAAAAAGAATAAAGAACAATTCGCCAAGATCATCCAAAAAAGATTCCGATAAACCAAAAAGGAAATATAAGTCTAGGGAAGTAAAAACAAATGGTGAATCTCAAGAATCAAAAAATGAATTAGCCATCTCTCAAATTTATCAAGAAGAAATACCATCTAATGAAATTACGCTCGTAGAAATAAAAGATCCCGAGATCGAACTTCTCAGGATGGCAGTCAGAAATACATATTCTTCCGAACAAGTAATAGCCCTATTAACTAGGATATCATTGTTCGTCGAAGGGCAAGAAAATCAATTTGAAGTCAATCTAATCCTTCAAGAAAAAGCAATTTGATGGCTAAAATTTAATCGGCCTTTGTGAGCGTATCTTGTAATGTAAAAGAATACCCGAAGCGCAATCATATCCATATAATGAATATTTTCTATTCTTCCAAGGTAATCTGGTTTCCCTTTCACCTTTTTCCGTCAAGTAAATTAGATCATATTTTTCTGCTGCCTTTTCGTAATCTGGTATTTTCCATATCGTAAACCATTCCTCCGCTTCCTTATTAACACCAACTTCGAGTATAAATTCCATTAGGTCATTCTGCGAATCAATCGTGTATACTCTAATATTATTGGGAAGTGTTATGATAACCCCTTCATTATAATCAGCAAAACTTTCCTCTGTACACCATCTTTCCCAATCACTTTTATATTGTTTTTGCGGTGTATATGGTGAGATCCAAAGACCTCCCTTTGGTTTTAAAAAGTGCGGTATATTTTCAATCTGTTTAAATAATGATTTTCTCAATTGTTTCTTTCCTAAGATGATCCACTGCTTCGGCCTGACGATATCATTCATAAGACAAACTTACTCCCTAACTGTTCAATGTTCGGATCATTCGTCATTTGAGCTTCAATCCAATTTTTAAACGATTCATATTCTTTACGACGAACCTTAGTTATCCTATGTAATTTAACTGCTCTTTTTCTTTCCGTTTCCATTTCAAATTGTCTTAGTTTATCAATTCTAATTTGGATTTCTTGAAGTATAATATTTATTGATACTTCCATTTGCAAAATCCTCCAATTCTCAAAGGTTAGCGTCTGGGGATTAGCCATTTCCCTGACGCTAACCTTCTCTCTATTTATCTATTAGTCATATCCTCATATGCCTCTAAAGTCCCACATACCGAACATATATAAATCTTGTTATCTCTCCTACTTAAAGACCCATATTTCTTAACGAACTTCACACCACATTTAGGACATATAATTCCCTCCGCCAACCTGAATTCTAAAACTGGTGTAGATATAATTTTTCCAGTAGCAATACTCCACGATGCTTTAATATCAGTATATTCTTGGAATAAATCACTAGCAATATATTCCACTTCCCCTCGTCCCATCATTTCCCTATCCTTAATAATTGATCTCGTTATTTTTAATACTTCGTAGAAATTCTGCAGCGTTGTATCTTTCCATACCTTCGAATTTGAGCCTTTCATTTCGATCTTCATGTCTTTCATTTTGCAAATCTCTCCTTTAATTATGCTTGTACCATTATATCATTTTTAGAAAGACCTGTTGGGATATTTTCTCAACAGGTCTTATGAATTTACTCTGTCTGGTTCTGTTTATCACCTTGACTAGTATCCTCTCCCTCACCTTGCTCTGTTTGATCCTCTCGCTCTGCTTGCTCCGTTTGATCCACTTCCTCATTATTTCTGATATCAACAGTATTAACTTGATCACCATTGTCTATATAATCTATTGTCCCGTCCTCACGGATTAGTCCGGTATCCTTTTCATATGCTGCCTGTAAGTCTATAGACATTATTCCCCACTTACTAATGATCTGTCTGAGCATAGTCTTAAAAGCCATGCTATCAAAGTCCTTTGACCAAAATGTATAGCTATATCCTTTTTTTACATCCGAACGATATCCCGCTGAATATTGTAATGCATGTGCTTCCATTTTTTTCTTTGACCAATAGAGAACTTTTCTAAATCCATTCATGTATTCAAACATCGCATAATATCCAATAGTTTTAGCATTTTCCCTAGCCTCTTCATCATCAATCAAAAGACATTCTATCTCTTCATTTAATGGATCAAAACGGATAAGCTCTCCTTCTTTAATAGCAATAACATTAATTTTCTTATAATATCCCGACCTCATTGCAAGCTGCAAATATCCACGATATCCCAATACAAAAACTGCTACTTTCCTTCCGAGTTTATTATCATCAAAAGGAACCATATAATATAGCCCAAGTTGAGGCGATGGAGATAATTTCAACGTCTCTCCTAAAAGAGCTGCACTTAAAATACTACTATGATCACAATCACCAAGGGCTGGATTCGTGGATACTGCTGATAGGATCGCCGTCATGAACCTTTGACCATCTTTTCCACCAATGATCTGATTTATCTTAGCCTTAACTCCATCCTGCGTCATGAAATTACTGAACGTAGCTTTCTGTTCTTTCTTAGGTAAATCTACCCCATTAGCCTTACATGCCAATTTATCTTTTAAATTTGCCATTATCATATCCCCCAAATATTTTATTTTACTTTATTTTCAGTAACTGTAAATCTTCTAGATTTACTCTCATTAGAAAATTCACTATATAAGGCCGGATAACTACCTTTAAATTCAGTTGAATCAAATCTTTTGCTAATAACTGTCTTCCATCCGATCTTGAAATTTTTGGTATATCCTGTTTCATTTTCACCCATTAATTCCTTGATTTTATTAGCCATTTCATCTTTCTTAATACCTATTTCCTTCTCCATCTCTTGAAGCTGCCTAAATTTTGTCACCATTTCTTCGGTATCAATGGGCAAATCTATAGATGAATTATTCGAATTTGGATACATGACTTTAAGAAGTTCCGTAGCTGATGCCGATCCATCCATTGGTGGTGGAGTACCTTGAGTTACTAACTGCCAAAAATCGCTCTCAATCTTATATAGATAATCAATGATTTCATCGTCTCGCTCAATGTCGCGAATTTCAAATTTGTTCCCTCCAATCAATACTGCAATTCTAGCAAACTGCAACCCTGTCACGGCTAGATAATGGTGAACCTGAATAGCATATTCCTCTGGGATCTGACCATCATCCCATTCCCCTTTTTTATATTCCCCCGCCGTCTTACATTCAAGGATTCCCTTACCACGATCTTTGTCATGGATCATCCGATCAATATTTGCAAGCATAAATTTGTGCTTTGGGTGCTGCAGTATCGCATTTCTCTTCTGAACTTTTAGTCCAGATCTCTTGGCATATTCTCGGGCCACGACATCTTCCAATGTTGTTCCCCAATACGCTGCTTCCCCAGCTTCCCGCGAATCAATCTGCCCCGTCTTTTCCATCCATACTTCAATTGGACTTTTCCATCGATTCATCCCTGCGATCGCCGATACATCAGATCCCCCGATTCCGAGTTTTCTAAACGCATGCCACTGTTCGATCGTTATCTTAGTAGTCGATGCTAATGTCAATGCACTCATATTTCATCTCCTAATTTATTTTCCTTTTTAATATCCCTTTTCCAAGAGGAATTCTTTTTAACGCCCTAATACCCATAGCCTCTCGTAGATATGCTACCAAAACACCATTCGGCAAAACCTCAGTTAAAACAAAGAACTCTTCTATTGTTAATCTTGAAGGTTTATCCATCTTCCTCCTAAATGTACTTGCTGGCATATTTAACTTCTCTGCTAATTCCGTCTTATTGTAATTAGCAAGAATACGTGCATACTCAATTCTTGCCTTGAATTCTCGCTCATCGAGCACTTTTGTTCACCTCCCATAATAGAATTATACCACCAAACTGTAAACTTATCAACCATATATGGACTATTTCAACCATATAATATACATATTGTAAGATCATTAGTCATAATATGAATAAATTACCATACAAACTTCTAATAAAAGCCTTGTCCTATGAGTACTTAATGTCATATAATAACGAATAGGTATTCTTCTATTCTGTAAGAATCATCATATACATTACAAATCTATGGAAGTGGGGGAACTGGCACAGTGGAAAATCGGAATTCATTATTTATGAAACGTTTAAGAACTCTTCGGCACGAATCTGATATAATACAACCAGAATTAGCCAAAGAGCTAGGAGTTTCGAAGGGTGCTGTGGCTCATTGGGAAGTTGGGTCAAGAGAACCAAATATGGAAATGATTAGTAACATCGCTAAGTACTTCAAAGTTTCCGTTGACTACCTCATGGGCGTTTCAAGTTTCAGGCAAGAAAACGATGCTATCGATTACCTACTAATTAAATTAAGAGAGTCCGGCCTCGTCAAACCAAACGATACCATAGATAAAAAAACAGTCGATACCTTGATAAGTTATATCGCTGTTCTTCAAAAAATAAAAACAAATTAATCATTTTCTTTTTTCTTTACTAATTCAACTATGAAATCTATCATAACTTTCGATAAAGGTAATTCCCTCATAAGTCCTTGATCTTCCAACATTGCCCTAAGTTCCGACACAGTCATTTCACTTCCCACAAAAACATACCTCCTAAAATAGATATTTAAAAGGCAAAAAAATGGTGTACTTCCATTATAATCTTATATGTCTTATTTTGGAAGGATTGTAATTGTCCCAATAATGTCGAAAGAAAATAACTAATGGACAAAGCCAAAGATTTAGTTGCAATAAAATTTTTTAATATGTTATAAATAAAAATGAATCCCGACTAAATTATCGGGATTCATTTTTATATTCAAAATTCAACTTATTTTTTGATTCTCTTCAAGCACATTTACTCGGTATTTTAATTTTTCCACATCAACATCTAACCCTTTGTGCTGATAATCCCTAATTGCTTTTATATCTTTTGCCATAGTTTCCTGTACCTTTTCAAACCTTTTTTGACCTTCATTGAGTCTAGTAATATCTCCTGCCATCTTCTCCACATTACTAGCAATTGTTTTATTCTGTTCTAAAATTTGTTTCAATAATTCTTCCACTTTTAAAACCTCCATTAATATCTCACCTAGAATATTACCATATCATAGGCATCATTTATATCATCTTATCAATTTCATGAAGTAATGCATATGATCCCCCCTCATAAGCTAAATTCCTCCATCGCCCGATCCATTCTTTCTTGAAAACTACTCCGTCTTAGTCTATTCATTTCTAATTCAATATCCCTGATTTTCAACAATCTTATTTTTTCATCTTCATTAAGCCCAAATTTTTCTAAATCTATCAACCTACTAAACCTTAATGGCGGGAATGAAAAGTTAGGTTTTTCAAAATCTGAAAATTCAATGTTATGCAATGGTTTTTCAACACTAATTAAATATATTTCATAAAGGTATAATTCCGCAATATTTTTAACACGAGCAAACGACACATACTTGATTTCCTTTTTCCATTTTTCATATGCCTTACTAGAAAAATGAACACCTATTCTTGCTTTTAAACCGTGTATAGTTCTCCCTATATAAAGCAAATCCCATTGTTTTGAATAGAATTTATATATAATCATAACTTACTACCTAAATTTTCCATGGAATCTTCCGGTTTAAATTTCATAAAGAAAACCCCCTTAATGAATCATCGATTTCATCTTGAGTTATTCCTATATATCTTAATGTAACACTTGGCCCTGAATGATTAAATATTTCCTGCAACATAGCCACATCTTTACTTTCTTTATAATGATGGTATCCAAACGTCTTTCTCAGTGTATGAGTTCCAATCTCTCCCATGATCCCCACATTGCTTCCAGCCTTCTTCATTATCCTATAATACTGAATTCTATGGATTGGTTTATTGACTCCCTTTCTGCTCACAAATAAATAAGCACCGGGTTTCATTCCATGGACATACTTTTCTAGTTCCCTTCTCAAATTATTATTAACTAGAAATCTTTTTGTTTTTCCTGTTTTCTGTTCTTTTAAAACAATGTGTTCTTTCCCTTTTACATCACTAACTTTTAATTTCAAAATATCACTAATTCTTAGCCCTGTATTTATTCCGAATACAAATATTAAATAATTCCTATAACTACTTTTCATTAATTCCATTTTTAATTCTTCAATTTTAGATTTTTCTCTGATAGGTTGAACAACATTCATTTTTATTCCCCCAAAACCAAAAACTACTGCTTGTCCTTTATTATACGACATTAAAAGGCTCATTTCAATCCTCGATGTTACATTGATTTTTCAGGATACCTATGAGAGTAGGGCTGAACCTTCGAATGATACATACTATACAATGAGTATCATTCAAAATCCCAAAAAAAATAAAGCCGATATCCCTATCGGCCTTACTACTTTTCCAACTCTTCAACTTTAGCTTCCATCCTGCCCAACATTTTCATTTTGTCGTCATGTGATAATTTTTCCCAAAGAATAAGTAAGCGACGATCATCATCCGAAACTTCCCTAAGTTTTTCAAAATCTTCTCCCTCATAAACTAGGTATTCTATCGATACCTCGAAAAACTTTGCCAGTTTCATTAATGTTGGAATACGGACATTTTTATATTCTCTCTTGAAAAGATTATCGATGGTGCTATATGGTAAATCCGCGCCCCTCGAAATATCAGCTATATTTAATTTCCTCTGCTTCATCATCATCCGGATCTTTTCAATCATGTTCATAATATCATTAATCCAATCCCTCATCTATATTTAATAATTTCTTGCCTATTATACTTCCAAGGAATAAGACTGTATCCTTATTAGCTGTGGTAAACATCCTAACCCCATGTTCCACTAAATGGATTACATTTTCTCCATCCATCGTGATCTTCATTATCTGACCCGACATATCAAGATCCTCCAAAGTAACATCATGACCCTCCGGCCCGATCACAAACATTGCTTCGCCTATATCCTTGAAAATTATAATTTTCTCATGATCACTTACACGATTATATTCTATTTCCAAAGTTCCGAACACTGGCATAATACCACATACCATTTCCTTGAAATCCTTAAATTCGCATGTCAGATCTTTAAAATAATCTTCCTTGATCTTCTGGAAAAATTCTCTTCGTTTCATAGCTCTACTACTCCGACATTTTTGCCATTTAATCCCTCATCAATCGCAATAGTCGCGACTTGTTTAATGATCTCTTTTGGTAATCCACAATCCAATGATAATTGCATAGCAACGGTGACAAAACCTGAAATATATGAAAGCAACATACCGGGAGTCATTTCTCCCATCCCGAAAAATCTAACAAGTGTTACCGGACTTCTACTGTCATACTCATCAATAATTCCGCCAAAGAAATTTATGCCATTTTTACTAAGGCATTCTTCTTGAGTTTCGATTTTGATATTAATTTTTTGCTCAATATCTATCTCCTTGGGTTTAACGATTTCAAATTTAATCAATGGAGTTCCCTCCCTATTCTCTGTTGAAATAATCCCGCATGAACTCAATCAAATTTCCCATGTCATTTATTTTCTTTTCTTTCAACTCTTTACCAAATATAGTTTCGATATATAACCATGCCCGATAATGACTAAGCACCCAATATCTATTTTTTTCCTTAGTTGCTCCAAGGATCTTAATAATATCAAGTGCTTTTTGGTAATCACAATTTCCATCTAATAACATAATGATCTGTTGTAATTCACTAGCAGTTATCCGATCTTGGAATTTAAAATATTCAGTTGACAATCATAAACACCTCTTGTCCTTGTGCTTTTCCAAGAACCTAGTTATATGTAACCTCTCCTCATATGCCATCTTTGATAACTCATCCTCTGGGATCTCACCAACATTGTAAACCCATCTTTGCAACCTATCACTAAAATAACTAATAGTCCCATCCCTATTGGTTTTTACTTTGATAAATCGTCCTGCCATCTCACTCGCCTTCTTCTCTAATGAATATCAGATTTTTTACCAAATCTTTCATATACACTTCTTTCACCTTTTTCAGATATATATACCGCAAGTGGCA